GTCTACCGCCGAACACCTCCGAGATGGAACGTACAACACGACGCGCCACCGCGAACGCAACGACATAAGACTAGCCGAGGGCCGACCGGAAAAGCCGCGCGGTTTATCGCCCCTCGCCGAGAAGCTTTGGGACTCGATACTAAATGGCCGGCCGGCTGAGTTCCAAGCGGGCTGTGACTTCGCCGCGCTCGCCGGTTGCTGTCGATGGTTTAGCGAGTGGCACGAGACAATGCGCGCCGCCGAAGAAGCCACAGACTTCAAGGAGAAATACGTCAAGCTTTGCGCGGCGTCGATGTGCTGGAAGCAGTTCGCTGCGACCGGCTCGAAGTTCGGCGTCACGCCGGCCGACAGAACGAAACTGAAAGCGGTTGAGACACTCGCCGACATTGACCCGTTGGCGGCACTCGAGGCAAGCGAGAATTGACAAAGCATATTGAAACGGTTCGGCGTTACTGCGACGAGGTGATGGATGGAACTATCACGTCGGGCCGCCTCGTCAAGTTGGCCGTTCGGCGTTATCTAGATGACCTCGAATCGGCGGGCGAGCGCGGCTTTTATTTCGACGCCAAGATTGCGCAGAAGTCGGTCGAGTTCTTTCCGTTGTGCCTTCGTCACACCAAAGGCAGATGGCACCGGAAGCCGTTCGATCCGACGCCGTCGCAAGCGTTCGTTCTTTGGCAGCTCTACGGTTGGCGGCGGATAACTGACGACTGCCGGCGGTTCGGAAAAGTTTATATGTCGATGGGCCGGAAGAACGGCAAGAGCGAGTTCGCTGCCGGCGTTAGCCTGAAGCAATTGTGCTTTGACCATCCACACGAAAACGCGGCCGAGGTTTACAACGTCGCAACGAAAGAAGATCAAGCGCGTGACATCGTGTTTCGTCAGGCGAGATTGATGGCCCAGTTAGGGCCGCTCAAATCTCGGTTGCAAATTATGATGAAATCAATTCGAACTTTGCAGCAGGACAAATTTCAACCCGACTCGATTCTGAAGCCGGTCGGCTCGGACTCATCGACGTCGGATGGCTACGACCTATCAACCGGCGTGCTCGATGAAATCCACGCTTGGAAAAAGCGACATCATAGTCTCTACGAAAAGCTGACGACCGCCGGCGGCGCGCGAGAACAGGAACTCTTGTTGATAATCACAACGGCCGGCGACGAAGAATCTGAACTGTGGGAACGACTCGACACGCACCACGCGCGCGTCCTCGAGGGCGTCGAAACAGGCGAGATTATTTCCGACCACTCGCTGAGTTTCATCGCAACCATCGACGAAGACGATGACCCGTTTGACCCAGCGAACTGGCCGAAGGCGAACCCTAACTATCCCGAGTTTCCATCTCACGCCTACCTCGAGAAGCAAGCGGCCGACATGAACGGCCAAGCAGAAACGCGCAACACGTTCATTAGGTATCACGCGAACCGGCGAGTGCAGGGCCGCAACCGGCCGATCACGTCGCACCGATGGAACGCCGCCGCCGGCGAGCCGTGCAAAAGTGCAGAGAGTTCTCACGGTGGAATTGACTTCGGCCGCTCTGATGACTTTTCATCTTGGGCTGTCGTCGTTCCCAAAGATCCGTACAAAATCATTAGCCGTTCGTACACTTGCCGCGAGCGGCCGAAGTACCTTCGAACGGCCCAAGTTGACGAGTGGATTGAACAGGGATGGCTCATCGAACACCCAGGGAACAGCGTAGATTTCGCCGCGATGTTCCGCGATCTTTGCGACGTTCGCACACAGTACGGCGTGAAGTCGTGGGCGTTCGATCCCAACTTCGCCAAGATCATCGGCCAGATGTTGGCCGAGGAGTTCGGCGCGGAATCCGTGTTCCAGTTCACACAGACGGCGCGCCACTACAACGAACCTTGCCGGCAGTTCCTGCGCGAGTATCACAATCAGAACATCGAGCACGGCGGCGACAAGTGCCTCGCGTGGCAGATGACAAATCTAGCGATGGTTCCGAACACGCGCGACGAACTGATGCCGGCGAAAGGCTCAACGCGGGAATATAAAATCGACGCGGCCGTTGCCGTGTTGATGGCGTTCTCTGAATGTCTTTTTGCTGAGAGCGAGGAGCACTCGATTTACGAAACCGGCGACGCGGGGCTGATGCTCTAACGTCGATGGAACTACGAGGGAAATTAAGATGGATGGAAACTTTCAGATCGAAGTTGATGGTCGCGGCGTGTTCGAACCGCAGAACACGAACAGCCGCAACCCCGACGTGTGGCTTGTTGATTCGCTCGGCGGCGGCCGCAGCGATTCGGGCGTGAACGTCAACGCGCAATCCGCGCTGAGCCACGGCCCAATCTGGCAGGGGATTAACATCCTCGCCGGTGATCAGGGGATGCTTCCGCTCGTGTTGATGCGGCGAGACGGAGAGGATCGCGTCGAGGACATCGGGCACCCGTCGTCAAAGGTTATTCGCGACCGCCCTAATCGCGATATGCTCCCGCACGCGTTCCGTGAGTTGATGGTGATGCGCGCGATACTCTGGGGCAACGGCTGCGCGGCAATCATCCGCAACGAGATGACACAGCTCCCGCAGGAACTTCTACCGCTGCCGCCCGACGCAACTCATCCAGAATACGACAGCCTTGGCCGTTTGCACATCGTCACGCGGCTGCAATCGCCGAACAGTAGCACGCCCGAGTCGTTCGCGTTCCCCTATGAAGATGTCTTTCATCTCGCGGGCCTTTCGCGCGATGGAGTCTGGGGGCACTCGTTCGTCGAGGTCGCGAAGAACACAATCGGCCACGGCCTCGCCCTACAGCGGCACGGGAACAAGACATTCGCCAACGGCGCGCGGCCGAGTGGCGTGCTTGAGCATCCATCGAAGCTAACGCCAGAAGCACGTTCGCAACTTCGGAAAGAGTGGAACGCGATTCATCAGAGCGTAGACAACGCCGGCCGGATTGCGATTCTGTTTGAGGGGATGAAGTTCGCGCCTATGTCGGTAAGCAACGCTGACGCCGAGTGGCTCGCCGCAAAGAAGTGGGACCGCCGTGAGGCCGCCGGCTTGCTTAATCTACCGCCGTTCAAGTTAGGCGCAATCGAGGCCGAGATACGCGCGAATATGGAACAGCAAAACAGGATGTATTTACAGAGCGGCCTCGCGCGTTGGCTCAACAAGTGGATCGAGGAACTGACGCGAAAATTTCTGCGGCCGCGCGAAGCCGAAACTCGCTCGCACTATTGGCACTGGAAAACGGCGGCCTTTTTGCGCGGTGATTTAAAATCACGCTACGAGGCTTATCGCATAGGGCGAGACGGCGAGTGGCTTTCTCCAAACGAGGTTCGCGAGTTCGAGGATATGTCGCCGCGTCCTGGCGGCGATGATTGGGCGAACCCGAACACCCGCTCGGCCGGCGATGGTTCAGCCGGCGACGGCACGGCCGGCAAGTCGATGGAATCAGTGGAGTCGGAGCCGGTCGAATCGGAATCGATGGAACCGAACGATTTAACGCGGCGACTGTTCGCGGCTGAGTGTTTGACGCTTGCAACCGTCGAGTGTTCGAAGATTCGCAAAGCGGCACACGGCGAGCCTAATTTCATAGAGTGGCTGGATTCTTTTTATGGCCGCGAGTGGCCGGCGAGATTGCGGCCGCTGATCAAGGCCGACAACGCGGCGGCGTACTGCGCCGCGAGACATCAGGAGGTGCTCAAGTTGAGCGATGGAAACACGGCCGATTTTGTTTCTCGAGTTGAACGCGATTCCGCACAATACCGCGAGCACGCGCGGCACCTTATTAACATCGAACTTGGAGGCAACTACCATGCAGGTCTTTCATAACTTCTTGGCGTCGGTTGGCGATGACGTCAAATCTTCGATCAAGCCGAATCTCGCTTTTAATGCGACCAAATCAGACGACGAGCTTCTCGTCCTCGTTCATGGCGTAATCGGTGACGACATCGATGCCCTTGATTCGGCGTCGCTCGTTTCTGAGATTAGCGGCTTCAGTGGCTCGCGAATCCGTCTCGACATCAACACGCCAGGGGGAAGCGTGTTCGATGCGATGTCGGTCTACAACGCGTTGGTGCAAACGCGCGCCGACGTCATCGCCGACGTCACCGGCACGGCGTACTCAGCCGGAACAATCATAGCGTCGGCCGCCGATACCATCCGCATTTCGGCCGGCGCGCAGTGGATGATACATCGCGCGTGGGCGATGGCAATGGGCAACGCGCCGGCGATGCACGAGGCCGCCGAGATGCTCGAACGCGCCGACGAGCAGATTGCCGCGCTCCTCGCCGAGCGAAGTGGCAATACCTTTGAGTCAATCGTCTCGTGGATGTCGGGGGCCATCGATGGAACTACGTTCACCGGCGAGGAAGCCGTTAGTCGTGGATTCGCCGACGAGCTGATTCCGTTGAAGGCGAAGGCCGGCAAATCGCAGCCGAGCCAACGGCGGTTTTACGAGGTGGCGGCCCAAGTCGCCTGGGCGAGACTGAACGCCAAGAGAAGCTGATTCGGGCCGCTGTCGCCGTTCGCCGGCCGTAATCGCCAAACTACGGCCACGAGGATGGCCCCAGAACGCACGGCGTTACCTCGGCCCTATGATCAGACGCCGGAAAAAGCCGGCCGCCAGGGGGCAAGATTGGCGGCCGGCGAACCGGCAAGTGTCAGGTTTTCGGGACCGCCACGCCGTTCGCGCCGGCGAGGGCGTAGGCGGCGGCGTCTCGGTACTTGTCGAAGTTGACTCCAGATGGCCGCGACTGTACGCCCGAAACAAATACCGCATCCCAGCCGTAAGGCACAGCAACAACGTGCCACTCGCTTTTGTTTTTATAGGTCGCTTCGATCATCTTTTCTTTCAGCTCGCCCCGCTCTAGTTTCATCGACTCGACGAGCTGGTCGGTGAACTTGAAAATTTGCGCCGCTGCGCGTTCGGCGTACACATCCGAAT